AGGAGCACTGCGATGTCGTGCTTTTTGCCAACTACCGCATGTCCATCACGAAGGCGGATGTTGGCTTTAACAAGAAGGTAGCTCGGGCACTCGGCTCCGGTGAGCGCGTCCTGCACACCGCCGAGCGCCCGGCCTTCCTCGCGAAGAACCGCTACGGCCTGCCCGACACGCTTCCGCTCGATTGGAAAGCCTTCGTCGCGGCCATGCCTCAGCCCGAACAGTCCTGATCCGACGGAGATTTCCACCATGGCACGTTTTGACACCGCCTTCGATGCAACCGGCATCGAACCCACCACCGGCTACGATGTTCTTCCCGCCGGCAAGTACCGCGCCCAGATCGTCGAGAGCGAGATGCGCGTCACCCGCAACGGCATGGGCCAGTTCCTCTGGCTGATGCTCGACATCATCGAGGGCCAGTACCAGGGCCGCAAGTTGTTCGACCAGCTCAACCTTGTGAACTCGAACCCCCAGACGGTCGAGATTGCACAGCGCACGCTGTCGGCCATCTGCCACGCCACCGGCAAGCTCCAGGTCAACGACAGCGTCGATCTGCACCTGGTGCCGATGACGATCCAGGTTGGCGTGAAGCCGCCCAAGGACGGCTACTCGGAGAAGAATACGATCCGCTACCTCGTCCCGGAAAAGACCACGCCCGCGGCGCCTGCCTATCAGGCCGCGCCCACGGCCTCGCAGACTTCGGCCGCTCCGGCTGCTGCCCCCTGGAACCGTAACGGCTGACCCCTGCAGGCCGCTGCGGGAAATCGCGGCGGCCTCAGCCAGACAAAGAGACAGACCATGACTGAACCGCTCAACGCGGCCCCTGCGGCCGCGAACGCCCCCGACTTGCCTGAAAAACAGCGCCGCCTGATCGAACTCGACGACGCCATCGCCAAGATCCGCACCCAGATCGCGACCGCCGATCTGACCCGCCAGACGCAGGGGAAACCCATCGACCCCGTCTGGTTCAATCGCGCCCGCACCGCGCAGCGCCACCTCTACCGCGAACGCGCCGAACTGCTCGCCGATGGCAGCGGCTGGCACCGCCGCAACAAGGTCAAGGACGCGCTGATCGACATACTGCGCGCCCGCCACGATCCCGAAGTGTGGACCGAGCTTCTCGCCGAAGCACGCGCCCGCAGCGAAGCGGAGGATCTGTGATGGCAGAACTTCCCACCCCGCCAACGCCCACTCTGACGGCGATCTATGCCGCATACGAAAACCGCCAGGGTGAAGGCTTTCGCGAACATCTCGGCGCATCGCTGATCGGCAAGCCGTGCTCCCGGGCCCTGTGGTTCGATTTCCGCTGGGTCACGCCTTCGCGCTTTTCCGGCCGCATGCTTCGCCTGTTCGAGACCGGGCAGCGCGAGGAAGACCGGATCGTCGCCAACCTGCGCTCGACCGGCGCCACCGTGCTGGAGGTCGATCCCGAGACCGGCCGCCAGTTCAGGGTTGAAGCTCATGGTGGCCATTTCGGCGGTTCGCTCGATGGTGCTGCCTTGGGGCTGCTTGAAGCACCGAAGACCTGGCACGTGGTCGAGTTCAAGACACACTCGGTCAAGAGCTTTACAGACCTCGTTGCCAAGGGCGTGGTCAAATCGAAGCCCCAGCACGCGGCGCAGATGCAGATCTACATGCACCTGACCGGGCTGACCCGCGCCATGTACGTCGCGGTCTGCAAGGATACAGATGCGCTGCATATCGAACGGATCGAGGCCGATCCTGCCGAGGCGACCCGGCTGCTCGACAAGGCCGAGCGCATCATCGGCGCGCAGCATCCGCCTGCCAGGATCAGCGAAGATCCGACCTGGTTCGAGTGCCGCATGTGCTCGCACCATGCGGCCTGCCACGCTGGCGAAGCAGCTGCGTTGAACTGCCGGACCTGCCTGCATTCCACGCCGGTGGACGGGGGTTGGCACTGCGCCCGCCACGATCGCAGGCTTGATGCTCAGGGCCAGCGCCGCGCCTGCCACCGCCATCTCTTCATCCCTGATCTCGTGCCCGGAACCGTAACAGACGCCGGTGAGGATTTCGTCGCCTACCGCATGGCCGACGGCTCCGACTGGCTGAACGACGCCCGCCAGAAGGAGACCGCACATGCTTAAGCTCCGCCCCTACCAGCAGTCGGCAATCGCCGCGGTCTACAGCTACTTCGAAGATAAGAACGGCAATCCTCTGGTGGTCATCCCGACCGCGGGCGGCAAAAGTCTGGTCATGGCCTCGTTCATTGACGGGGTGCTCAAGGCATGGCCGGACCAGCGCATTCTGATCGTCACCCATGTCCGCGAGCTGATCGCTCAGAACCATGCCGAGATGCTGGGGCTTTGGCCCGAAGCACCCGCCGGGATCTACTCGGCAGGGCTCGGCCGCCGCGATGCCGATGCGCGCATCCTGTTTGCTGGCATCCAGTCGATCCACCGCCGGCCTGCCGAAATTGGCCATTGCGATCTCATCCTGATCGACGAAGCCCATCTCATCCCGGGCAATGCCAGCACAATGTACCGGCGCTTCCTCGACGCGATGAAGCGGATCAACCCGAAGCTGAAGGTAATCGGGCTGACGGCAACACCCTATCGCCTGGACTCCGGAATGCTCCACGAAGGGGAGAATGCACTGTTCTCCGACATCGCCTACGAGGTGTCGGTCAGGGACCTCATCATGGCAGGCTACCTCAGTCCGCTGATGTCCAAGCAGCCGCAGACCAAGTTTGATGTGACGGGGGTCGGCTCGCGCGGGGGCGAGTTCATCGCCCGCGATCTCGAGAAGGCGGTCGACCAGGACGCAATCACCCGGGCCGCCGTTGGGGAAATCATCGCCTACGGCAAGGACCGGAAGTCGTGGCTTGCCTTCTGCTCGGGCGTCAATCACGCAACCCATGTCGCAGAGGAGTTCCGCCGCTGCGGGATCAGCTGCGCGACTATCTTCGGCGACACCCCCAAGGATGAGCGCGACCGCATCATTGCGGAGTTCAAGGCCGGCAAGATCCGCGCACTGGCTTCGATGGGGGTGCTGACCACCGGCTTCAACGCCCCGGCCGTGGACCTGATCGCCATGCTGCGCCCGACCAAGTCGGCCGGGCTTTACGTCCAGATGGCAGGACGCGGGACCCGGCTTGCGCAAGGCAAGGACAATTGCCTCGTCCTGGACTTCGCCGGGAACGTGAAACGTCACGGCCCGATCGATCTCGTGAAGCCGAAGCGGCCGGGTTCGGGCGATGGTGATGCGCCGGTCAAGGTCTGTCCGGATTGCGACAGCATCGTGGCCGCTGCCGCGCTTGAATGTCCTGATTGCGGTTACATCTTCCCGGCTCGCAAGGTGAAACTGGCACCAACGGCGTCGACACTTGCCGTGCTGTCGTCAGGCAAGCCCAAGCGTCCGGAATGGTTGCAGGTCTCCAACGTCACCTACCAGCGCCATGAAAAGCCGGGTGGCCGCCCTTCGCTCAAGGTCACCTATCAGTGTGGCCTTGGCTGGCACCACGAGTGGATCTGTCTCGAGCACACTGGCTACCCCCGCACCAAGGCCGAAGCATGGTGGCGTGAACGGGCGCCGGGCATTCCTGTGCCGCGCTCGGTCTATGCGGCTCTGCAGCTGGTTCACCGTCTGCGCCGCCCCAGCCACATCGCTGTGCGTCCGTCCGGCAACTACACCGAAATCACCAAGGCAAGGTTCGACACATGCCATACGCCAACCCCGGGCTCTGCTCCGTCTGCCATCGCGAACCCCGCGGCTTCGGCTGGTTCATCCCGCACTACCGGGTCTCCGATCCCCGCCGGGACGAAAGCCGCAAATATCTTTGCAGCCGCGGCTGCCAGGACCTCTGTCACCGGAGGCAGGGCATGATCGACACCAGCCGCAACGAGCAGGCAGCTATGGTCAAAGGCGGCCAGGCTGGCGGCCGCTTCCTCGAGAAGATCGGCAAGACCGACCTTGCAACCCTCAGCGATGCCGAGTGGGCAGGCTTCGTCGAGCACCTGGTCACGGGCTACTGTGACCACCTGCGCGAGCTCGCCGCCGACATGTCGGAGTGCCCGTTCTGATGAGTTCGTCCTTCATGACGCGCCATGGCGCGCGCCTTCTGGCCAACGGCTATACCATCCTGCCCATCGCGCCCGGCGGCAAGAAGCCGGGCCGGTACCAGCGCGGCGCATGGGTCGATTACCCCGAATGGAACCGTCATGCTGAGCGGCCAACCACTGAAGTCGAGGTTTCGACATGGTCCGGCTGGCCGGACTGCGGCATCGGTATTGTCGGCGGCAGCGTGGCTGCCGTCGACATCGACATCCTGACCGACCCGGACATGGCGCTCCGAATTGAGCAGCTCGCCCGCACCAGGCTGGGCGACACCCCGGCGCTGCGCATCGGCAGGGCTCCAAAACGCCTGCTGGTCTATCGCACCCGAGAGCCCTTCAGGGGGATCCGGCGCGCGCCACTCGAGGTGCTGTGTCTGGGTCAGCAGTTCGTGGCTTACGCGGTTCACCCGGATACCGGACAACCCTATGCATGGCCTGAGGAAGGGTTGTCCGAGCTGGACCTGGAAAGCCTGCCGGTCATCGACGCAGAGATGGCTGCGGCGTTTATGGAGGAGGCACTGGCGCTGGTCCCGGCTGAACTTCGTCCGTCCAGTCTGTCGTCGGTCACTGCCAGCGCCCCGGCAGTTCCGGCTCACGCCCAGGTCGGAACGCGGGACGCGATCGCAGCCGCGCTCGAGCATCTGCCCAACAGCGACCTCGATTACGATAGCTGGGTGCGAATTGGCATGGCTATCAAGGGTGCCCTTGGGGAGGACGGCAAGGACATGTTCACGGGCTGGTCGGATCAGGCCGCCAAGAACGTCGAGGCGGCGACCGAAAAGGCCTGGGGCAGCTTTCGTCCTGACCGGATCGGTGCCGGCACCATCTACCACCTCGCCATGGAGCGCGGCTGGAAGCCGGATCCCGGCATGGTTCTCGATGGCAGCCAGCCCCAGGATGAAAGCCACCCGGCATCCGGCCTGCTGGCCCGTCTCGATACAACGCTATCGGCAGATGACGATGTGCCGCAGCCAAAGTTTGCGCTGACGATCCCGGGCGGGCTGGTGGGTAAGTTGACCGATTACATGCTGTCGACCGCTCGCCGGCCTCAGCCGCTGTTGTCGCTTGGCGCCAGTCTTTGCGCGATCGGCGCGCTCATGGGGCGGCTTTACCGCACGGAGAGCAACCTGCGCTCCAACCTCTATGTGGTCGGCATCGCGGACAGCGGCTCAGGCAAGAACCATTCGCGCGAGATCATCAACGAGGTGCTGTTCGAGGCCGGGCTTGCGAACCACCTCGGCGGTAACAAGATCGCGTCCGGCGCGGGGCTGCTGACCGCCTTGCATCGCCAGCCCGCGATCCTGTTCCAGATCGACGAGTTCGGCATGTTTCTCTCGGCAGCGGCAGACCGCAAACGCAGCCCGCGCCATATCACTGAGATCCTCGACAACATGACCGAGCTTTACACTTCGGCCGGCGGGATCTTCCTGGGCGCGGAATACGCCAATCGTGATGGCACGAATGAGCGGCGCGACATCGTCCAGCCTTGCCTGAGTGTATATGGCACGACGACCCCCATGCATTTCTGGGGCGCGCTGCAAGGGGCCAATGTGGTGGACGGCTCGCTCGCCCGCTTCCTGATCCTGCCCAGCGACGAGGACTACCCCGACGAAAACGTCGCTGTCGGGCTTCGTACTCCGCCACCGGACCTGATCGCGGGCCTGCAACTGCTGGCGTCTGGTCCCGGGCAGCAGCGCGGCAACCTCGCCGGCACGACCTCGGGACCGCAGACCGCTGTGGTGCTGACCACTGTGCCGATGACCGATGAGGCGCGTGCCCGTTTCAAGGCGCTGAGCGGGGAACTGACCGGCGAATTGCGGGCGGCTGCGGGCACGTCGTTTACGGCTATTCTTGCGCGCATCGGTGAGATCGCCCTGAAGCTCGCGCTGATCGTAGCGGTGGGCAATGACTCGGTGTCTCCCGTCATCACCATCGATGACGCGGATTGGGCCATCACTTTCGTGCGTCATTACGCGCAGCGGGCAATGGAGGCGGTGGACCGCCATGTTGCTGATACCGAGACCGAGGCTCACCTGAAACGGCTGCGTGAACTGATCCGGGCAGCCGGTGCCAAGGGCATCACCAAGTCTGAACTGACCCGCGGCTCCCAGTGGCTTAAATCCCGGGACCGCGACGATATCGTCCAGACCCTGATCGAAAGCGGTGACGTGACGACGGGCATGCGCAGTTCGGCCACCCGTCAGGCTATGGTCTACCGTCTGGCGCCCAGGCGGAGTCCGGCCGCTTAGCCCGAGGTGGCATATGCCACGCCTAATGTTTCAGGAGCCCCGAATAGCTCAAATGCAAGATTCACCCCTTCAACCCCATGGATATGCAGGAGAAAATCGAGATCCGGAGATGTTTCAATCTTTCAAGGGGTGCCCTGTATATACCCTCGCGTACGCGCGCGTTTAAAAGTTAGAGAGGTAACCCCTAGAAAGATTGAATAATTGAAAGATTATATATTACCTAGGAATCACAAGGGTTTGAGCGGCCAAATGTTTCAATCGGCCAGCTTGATGAATTTGAAAGATCTCGGACGGCGCCCCCCGTCCAGATGACGACCTGACCAGACCCACTTCGGGTTCGGGCGAGCTGCCAGCCTTCACCGGCCTCATGCCTCGCCCCGACCACCCCACACGAAGAGGAGGTCGTCATGACCCTGCCTGAAATGCAGGCTGTTGCCTGCCCCAATCCGGCTCAAGCCAACGTCGGCGGAACGATCCGTCACGGAGCCATCCTTGCCCTCGATCTCGGCACCAGCGCCGGGTGGGCGCTCCAGTCGCCCGGCGGCCACATCAGTACCGGCACCGTGTCGCTGAAGCACACCCGCTACGACGGCGGCGGGATGCGCTACCTGCGTTTCCGCCGCTGGCTCGAGCAGCTTGATCTCGATGCGGGGCCAATCGAGGCGATCTACTTCGAGGAAGTTCGCCGCCACGCCGGTACCGACGCTGCTCATGTCTACGGCGGCCTACTGGGTATGCTGACCGCCTGGTGCGAGGAAACGCTGGTTGCCTATCAAGGCGTGCCCGTCGGCACGATCAAGCGGTTCATCGCCGGCAAAGGCAATGCCGACAAGGCAGCTGTCATCGCGGCTGTCCAGGCCAAGGGCTTTGCGCCTGCCGACGACAACGAGGCTGACGCCATCGCCATCCTGCTCTGGGCCATCGAGACCCGTGGAGGTGTCAGGTGAGCGCGGCCGGTTTCCTGAAGCGCGTGGCGCAGGTGCTCGAAGATCGCGGTGCTGCCTACGGCGATCCCAAGACCCAGATGGAGGCGATCGCACGGCGCTGGTCGATCACCCTTAGTACGCCCGTCACCGCCCAGCAGGTGGCGCTGTGCATGATCGACCTGAAGCTTGCCCGGCTGGCGCACGACCCCAGCTACGCAGACGGCCCCGTCGATGTGATCGGCTATGCGGCGCTCATCCCGGAGATCATCCGTGGCTCGCGGTCGTAAACGCAAGGCGGGCCGCCGCCACCCCTGCGGCAAGCTGGTGCAACCGGGCAAAGCCGAGACCCTGCGGGAAGTCACAGCGACTGTGATGGATGCCCGCCAGCGTCAGTACGGCGTCACCGCGAGGCAGGCCAAGGACGAACGGCTGGGTTCGGCGATCGGACGGCTCGCATTCGCCGGCAAGATCACAGCCGAGCAACAGGCGGCAGCCGAGCTCTACGGCGATCTCATGGCCCGCTACCGTGCGGTCATGGGGCTGCCGCCTATCCATCCGCATTCGGCGAGCGGCTTGCTGCTTGATGAGGGGATCTTCGGTCGCAGTACAGCCGAACTCGATCCGGACTACGTCGTGAAGATCCGCAAGCGCGCAGCGGCTGCGATCCTGATGCTGCGGGTGGCCGACAGCGATGCAACAGCAAAGACGGGACGCCGGCCAAGCGTCCTTGTCCATGCGGTGGTCTGCTACGAGGTTGATGCCGCGACATGGGGCACAGCCGACCTGCGCAATCTGGAACACGGGCTCGAGGCGCTGGTTGCCCTGTTCGGCATCAGCAGTTCTTGCAAGATTTAGTGGTTTGCACTAAATTGATGCTCATGGAACGCGCAATCAGTGCCAGTGACGCCAATCAGCACTTCTCGGAGATGCTCCGCGATGTGCAGGAAGGCGAGAGCTATGTGGTCATGTCCCGGGGACGTCCTGTCGCCCGGGTCGTGCCCATCGACCGTGACCGTCAGCGTCGTTCGGTGAGCTCGCTGCTGGATTTTGTCCAGAAGCTGCCTCACCGACACGCCGGCGCATGGACCCGTGACGACCTCTACAGCTGATGTTCCGCATCGCGCTTGATACGAACGTCCTTGCCTATCTGGCAGGCGTTGACCGGTCGCCGCAGGACGGCGCCAAGATCGACACCACCCGTGATCTGATTGCCCGGCTCAATGATCAGGCCACCCTGATCGCGCCGGTCCAGGCGCTGGGGGAGCTGTTCGTGGTGCTTTCCCGCGCCGGAGTCAGCGCCGACGAGGCCCGTTCGATCCTGATCGAGTACAGCCAGTCGCTCGAGACGGCCGACAGCAGCACGACCATCATGGCCTCCGCGCTCGATCTCGTGGTGGACCATCGCCTGCAATACTGGGACGCCCTGATCCTGGCGGCGTCAGCCGAGGCAGGTGCGACACTGGTGCTCAGCGAGGACATGCAGGACGGGTTTGTCTGGCGCGGCCTGACGGTCGTGAATCCCTATGCGGCGACCATACATCGCAAGCTGGCCGCTGTCCTTCAGCCCGCCAACTGACCCGGTGGGTTGGAACCGGGTTCCTCTCGCCTATCAGTTGAACTAACAAACTGTGATTCAACGATAAAATGCGAAACAGGCATTGACGAGAGCATTGCTCTCCTGTAGATGTTTCCGAAATGTAGTGATGCGAGTTGCGCCCGGGGCTTACCAGCTTCCGGGCGTTTCTCGTTGCAGGCGTTGCGCGATGGCTGAACGACTTCGGGGACGCCAGGCAGTTGCGCAGCGCCTGCGTCGATTAAAGGCGGAACCCCTCTGCCGCGATTGCGCCTCCGCCGGGATTGTCCGCGAGGCGACCGTACCTGACCACATCGTGCCGCTAGCCCGTGGCGGATCGGACGAGGACAGCAACATCCGCTGCCTTTGCGCCGAGTGCCATGCGAAGCGGACTGCCGAACAATTCGGCCAGCGCAGGACGGTCGCCGTGGGGCCCGACGGGTGGCCGATCGGGTGACCTGGCCGGGGGGCGGCTCGAAAGTCTGGGCCTTCGGCGGGGGAAACCGCGCTTGGCCCAAACTTTACGCAACCGCGAAACTCGGACCGGGGGTCAGATCCCATAAAGTCGATGTTTTCCATCGAATTGACTGGATAGTCGCCGCGATAAGAGCGGTAGTCGCTTCACGAACACGGAGCGATGCAGATGACCAACTCGACCCTGCCAACTGCCAACCAAGCCTGGGGCTTCTACGGCACCAGCAGCGCATTCGCCGATGCGGATGCAGCCTGGGCCATTGCCTTCCCGGCGATTACCAAGGTCACGGTGGGCAGCGCGGAAGGGGTGCGGGATTTCCTCGACAGCCGCCACGGTCGACACTTCGCCGACGATGTGCACAACGGCATTCACACCGGGCTTGGCCTTGAAAGAGCCATCGACGCCGCCATCACCCGCTGGATGGGCTGGAAGATCGACCGCAACACTTCGCGGGAACATGGCATGCCAAAGGGCCTGCCTTACCTGACCGGCTTTGTCGGCCTTTACGAGATCATGGCAGACGCAGAATGAGCGCGGGCATCACCAGCACCATCCGCCTTGCGATCCGCACGCTGCCCGAGAACTTCGACCGCAGCCGGATCATCGCGGTGATCGAGACGATCGAACAGGAACTCTACGAGGGCGGCGTTTACGCCAGCGCGACCGCAGACAGCATGACGATCGAGATCACGGTCCAGACCGACCAGTTGCTCGACGCAGCGAAGGTGCTGAGCGAGCTCGAACTTATTTGATTGGTGGGCCCGGCAGGACTTGAACCCGCGACCTAGCCGTTATGAGCGGCCAGCTCTAACCAACTGAGCTACAGGCCCCGCCTCCAACGCCCATAGCGGCTTTCCAACATCGCAAACAAGTGCCGCAAGCCCTTACGGGCTCCTGCGGCCGAACCCGTTTCAAGGACATCTATGGATCAGAACTGGCCGGCCCAGAGCAGCGAGCTCTGGCCGATAGAGAAGATCACGCCCTATGCGCGCAACTCCCGCACGCACTCGGACGAACAGGTCGCGCAGATCGCAGCCTCGATCCGCGAGTGGGGCTGGACCAACCCGATCCTCGTTGATGAGGACGGTGGACTTCTGGCGGGGCACGCACGTTTGGCGGCTGCCCGCAAGCTGGGCCTGACCCAGATCCCGACCATGGTCGCCAAGGGCTGGAGCGAGGCCCAAAAGAAGGCCTATGTCATCGCCGATAACAAGCTGGCGCTGAACGCCGGCTGGGACCTCGAACTGCTGGCCGTTGAACTCGGCGATCTGCAGGGCTTCGACTTCGACCTGATGCTGACCGGGTTCTCGGATGAGGAGCTCTCGAAGCTGCTGGCCGAAAAGACCGAAGGTAACACCGACCCGGACGAAATCCCGGAAGCGCCGATTGATCCGATCGCCAAGCCCGGCGACGTTTGGCTGCTGGGAAAGCACCGGCTGGTCTGCGGCGACAGCACCGATGCCAACACCGTCGCCAAGGCGCTGAACGGGGTCTCACCCCACCTGATGGTCACCGATCCGCCCTACGGCGTGGAATATGATCCGGCCTGGCGCGAAAAGGCCGGCGTTGCCGCTTCAGGCACTGCCAAGGGCAAGGTGCTGAACGACGACAAGGCCGACTGGCGAGAAGCCTGGGCGCTGTTTCCGGGAGACGTCGCCTATGTCTGGCATGCTGGACTCTATGCCGGTGTAGTGGGCGACAGCCTGGCTGCCTGCGATCTGATGCTTCGCTCCCAGATCATCTGGGACAAGGGTCAGCTCGTGCTCTCGCGCGGCGACTACCATTGGGAGCATGAGCCCTGCTGGTATGCCGTCAAGAAGGGCGCGAAGGGTCACTGGGCCGGTGACCGCAAGCAGACCACCGTCTGGCATATCGCCAAGCCCAAGAAGAACGAGACGGGTCACGGAACGCAAAAGCCAGTCGAGTGCATGAAGCGCCCGATCGAGAATAATTCCAGCCCGGGACAAGCGGTCTATGAGCCGTTTTCTGGTTCGGGCACTACCATCATTGCTGGTGAGATGACCGGCCGCGTTGTCCACGCCATCGAGCTGAATCCCGCTTACATCGATGTTGCCGTGAAGCGCTGGCAGGATTTTACGGGCAAAGCTGCGACCCTCGAGGGTGACGGCCGGACCTTTGACGAGATTGCAGGCGGGAGAATAGCTGAGGCTGCATGATTACCGGCAGAAAGCCGAAGCCCACGCAGCTGAAGCTTGTGACCTCCAACCCCGGCAAACGGCAGGTCAACCGCAAGGAGGCAAAGGCCAAAGCAGCCATCCCGGCACCGCCAGCCCATCTCAATACAGACGCGGTTGAAGAATGGAACCGGGTGGCGACCGAGCTCTACAATCTCGGGATTCTATCCGAGATCGATCGGGCAGCACTCGCCGCCTACGCCATGGCCTATGGCCGCTGGGTTCAGGCTGAACGCGCAATCGCGAAGATGGCCGAGAAGGACCAGCTGACCGGCGGCCTCATGATCAAGACATCGAACGGCAACGCGATCCAGAACCCGCTGGTGGGCACCGCCAACAAGGCGTCGGCGGACATGATGCGTTACGCCGCAGAATTCGGGATGACGCCGAGTGCCAGGAGCAGGATCGCGGCCCAGCCGCCAGAGGAAGGTGCGGACCCCGCCGACCGCTTCTTCGCCTGACCGGACACTGGCCTACGCCACTGCGGTGGTCTCGGGCGAGATTGTCGCCGGGCCGCACGTGCGCAATGCCTGTAAACGGCACATCGCGGATCTGAAGCGCAAGGACGGCATCTGGTTCGACCAGGATGCTGCCAACCACGCCTTCGCCTTTTTCGAGGAGGTGCTGAAGCTATCCGAGGGGCAGTTCGAAGGCCAGCCGTTCCAGCTACAGCCAAGCCAGGCGTTCATTGTCGGCTCGCTGTTTGGCTGGAAGCGCAAGGACGGTCGCCGCCGCTTCCGCCGCGCCTATATCGAACAAGGCAAGGGCAACGGGAAGTCGCCAGTTGCTGGCGGCATAGGCATTTACGGGATGACCGCTTGTCAGGAGGCCGGCGCCCAGATCTATGCGGCCGCAGCCAAGAAGGAGCAGGCGAACATCCTGTTCCGCGATGCGGTGCGCATGGTCCGGCAATCACCGGCATTGGCACGGCGGCTGGAGTTCTCGGGCGGCCCGGGGCGCGAGTTCAATATCGCGCATCTGTCCTCGGGAAGTTTCTTTCGCCCGGTCTCGCGCGACACGGGCAAGACCGGCTCGGGGCCGCGCCCATATTTTGTACTTGCCGACGAGGTCCACGAGCTTCCGGATCGCTCGATCATCGAGATGCTGGAGCGCGGCT